GGCAGTTTGACTGGCTACGGAATCCGTGAAAGTAAGGGTTAGATTGGCATCTGCTGGGAAGTTAGCAGTGCCTCGCCCTACAATCGCCTGTTCAAATACATTGGAGAAGTTATCGTTGGTAGTAGCGCCCCAGGTTCCGACCTGTTCGCCTGTGCCAATCAGCTCAATTTTTAGGTTGGTCGAGTATGTACTTGCCATTTAAGCTGCCTCTAAAATTTCTGTCCAATTAGGACTTTGTGTGTCAATAATATCAGTCCAATTAGGTGTTTGTCCATCGTTTATGCCTGTCCAGTTTGCGTTCTGATCGGGGTCTATTTGACTCCAAACTAACACATCACCTATCTGTCCTGTTGCCTGTACTCCTACTGGGGTAACAACCGCATTTACCGCAATAATAACCGTGCCTAAAGACGCAGTAAGCTGGAATCCAGAGACTGGAACGGCAACAACCGCCTGTCCAACTTCTCCTGTAGCAGAGACTCCAACTAGGTCAACCGTGACATCAGCATTTACTGAAACCGTGCCAAGCTGTACTGTTCCTGCTACACCTACTACATCTACATCTGTTCTTACATCTACCGTTACTGAGCCTACGGATCCCGTGGCTTCTAGTCCTGTTACGGGTACATCTGAATTTGCTGCGACAGTGACTGTGCCTACCAATCCTGAACCAGCTACTCCTACTACATCAACTACCGCACTACCTTGGACAGTAACACCGCCAACCTGCCCATCAGCCTGTAATCCCGTTGCTGGGACTACCGCACTTCCTGTAACTGTTACGCTTCCTGTCTGTCCTGTACCGCTTACGCCAGTGACATTAACGCTGGCTCCTGCCTCTACTTGTACGCTTCCAACGCTGCCTGTTGCCTGTAGACCCGTAACTGGAACATTTGCACCTCCTGTGGCGGTTGCAGTTCCTACCTGACCTGTGCCAGAAACACCCACTAAATCTACAACTGCCGTACCTGTTACAGTGACACTACCAATCTGACCTGTACTAGACACGCCTGTTACTGCAACATCTGCGCCAGCTTCAACTGTGACAGAACCGACACTTCCTAATGCCTGTAAGCCTGTTACTGGAACATCTGCTCCAGCCTCAACCGTTACATTACCTACAAAACCACTAGCAGAAACCCCAGTTAGGGTTACTACTGCATCACCCTGTACTGTGACTGATCCTACTTGTCCGTTTGCTACAAAGGATACGTTTCCATATCCCCAAGCGGCATCACCCCAGCCTTGGCTAGACCAACCCCCTAACGCAATTGAGACATCAGCCACACCGTATTAACCTTAAGCAATACGGATAATGGCATCTGACGCAGTAGCTGCTGGGAACACAATCGTGAACGTACCAGCGGTAGATGTCTTAGCACCACCAAAGTCTAGGATACATACAGATGGGTTACTGACTGGAGTGTCGTTATAAATCATGGCGCCATAAGCAGTAATGGTCGCAGAAGTAAACGATAAGTCCGCAAAGTCAGTAAATGCTGTAGTACCAGAAGAAGTTGGGGTTACGTTAGTTAGCGTACCGCCACCAGCAGAATAAGTACCAGAGTTAGCTACTTCGTTAGAGCTTGTATAGGCAGTTGTTGCAGCCGTAAAGGATGCTGAGTTGTCATACAAAGCCAGTTTGAAAGTATTACCAGTGCCGTTTGTAAAGTTGTGGACTGCTTGCATCAACTCTACCTTGAAGCTGGTACACATAAAGTTACCTGTGAACGCCATTTTGAACTCCTATTCGTCTAAAAGTTTAATTAATTCAGGATGACCAGCTTCCCGTAGCTTATAAGCTAGTGTTACTCGATCAAATTTTACTGCTTCATTCATGTAAAAAACCAGCACCCCACGAATATGTTCACGAAACGCTAAGGCTTGCTCACGAACTAATGGGTGGGAGTTATCCCCTACCTGAATGATTTTGTCTAAAGCCCTATTCGCAAGCTCCTCTGGGGTAAACCCGCCGTGGTCTTTAGTTAATACTTGAATGCCATCGAAGGCGCCTTGAACTTGCATCATCTGACTGGATACCTCACTTGTCCACTTCTGTAAGAATCTTGACGATCTTTCGCATCACCCAACTGTTTCAGGTCTGCCATTGCTGCATCGTAACGACCTTTATACATATTCATGGTTTCAGTATCTGATTTCATAAAATTGGCTGCTTCTATAAGAGCGCCATACAAG